TTATTCATGTATACACCTCCGCAGAAGTTCGACTTGTTCTGATTCGGGCAAGTCCCAAAAATGATCTTGTGTAACAGCCTTTAGAATTTCCGCAGTCTGTTTCTCCGAAAATGACAGAAGCAGGGCTACCAGTTCTTCATTGACATTCTTCCTTTCTTCTTTGGTCATCATCTCGCCACCTCCTGTTTGTGCGCCCGCAATGAAGCTAAGACGCGCAGCAACCTAACGTCTCCCGCTGTGCCTTCCTCGCAGACAACAGCTAAAGCGGAAAGCAGCCAGTAAAATTCACTCAGCAACTCACGGTTCCGGTTGACGGCTTTCACCATCCGGAAAAGGGCGGCGGCGATGGCCGGGAAAAAGCCGTCGTTTTCGGTTTCGTCGATTGTGCGCAGCTGCTTTTCAAGCTGTGTAAACAGCGCGTCCGCAGTCTTTGGCAGGCGCTTGTAGTTGGTTTCGCTCAAAAACTGTGCATAAGCGGCTTCGGTGGTTTTCTTTGTAAGCATTTTTATATTCCTCCTCAAAATTTTAATCCAAATCTGAATTACGACAGCGCAAGCATTGAATCCGTTATCCAAAGAGCGCGAAAAGAATGCCGGCTATAACTAAGGTCAGAATGTCCAAAATAATTATTATAATCAGCAGCATATCGTGGTCTTCCATTCCCTCACCTCCTTGTTCATGCAATGCAAAATCTTTTGCTTGTGGTTGTTTTCGTGAACGCCTCGGCCAGATCGGGCATAGCTTTCTTAAATGCCGTGCTGTCAAACCTGGCGCTAGTCACGGCCTTGTATGTCCCCTTCCAGTCCGTGCCGCTGATGGTGTCCACGCCCTCCGCGTCCATGTACCGCTTGACTTCATCGACCAGCGCGTCAAGCTCTGCCGCAAGTTCTTCTTGCATCCGCTTCAATTCACGAATTTCCTTGATCTTGGTGTCCATTGTGTTGACCTCCTGATTATTGATTATGTGAAACGTCTGTTAGACGATTTCGACCATTTGGGCGGCGGGCATGAAAGCATCCGTAAAGAACTCTTTCATACCGTCGACAGCTTTGACCATGATGTTGACATTTTTGCCGAACATGTTAACACAAATCACGGTCGCGGGTGCAGTAACCATTTCCCGCCAGAGATTGGAATAGGTCGTAACCATAATTTTGTCTCCGTTCTGGAGATTAGCAGCCTTGACATAGGTTTCAGACCATGCCCGCTTGAAAGCAGCAGAGCGGTTCATACCGGACTTGATGTAAGCATTGGCTTTCTTGCAAACCTTAGTTCTAATCTCTTTCATGGTGTTACCTCCTGCGGTGTGGTGCTTTGTTCTTTGTGCCTTTATTATAGCACTGTTAACCGTGTATGTATATTGACATATTATACAATGTTTACCGTGTAGTATTGGACATTTTTGCACGGTTGACAGTATATACATTATGTGCTATAATGCGGATGGTGGGAGAGGAGCGCACAATTAGTGCCCCCGCCACACTCCCACATAGAAGGGGGGACACAATGCCGGTATCGGAATCGAAGAAAAAAGCCAATGCGAAGTGGGACAGCGAAAATATGGCGACGGTAGCTTGCAAAATCAAAAAAAGTCAGGCTGAAAAATTCAAGTCGTATTGCTCTAGCATTGGCAAAACCTCAAACGCGGTCATTCGTGACTATGTTCTGGAATGTATCGACGAGAAAGAACCCGCCACGGGCGACAATCCCACAGAATAGCAAAAGCCAGCACCTTCGCGGGTGCTGGCTTCGTTCGTTTTGCGGGCTGACACTGGTAGTGAGGATTCCTGACTGTCCAATTTTGGACACACCGCCAATTTGGCGATATCCCGCACTTTGTGCGCCAATATGCATTTTCCTGAATTTTGGTTCATTTTGGTGTTGACTTTTTGAATTAAAGTTCATATAATAACAGTGCGGAGAAATCCGCAAGCGTAATAGAGATATTACCGCCGCTGTCGACTTGTAGAGCGCAAGTCAATAAAAAAGAATGCTCGCTGAGTTGATCTCCACATAGAGCGTGTGGAGGGTAAACAAAAGAATGCTCGCAGAGAAGAACGGTCACGCTCGCGCGTGGCCGTTTTCTTCGGCTATGAGGTGTCGAATAATGCTGAATGTCATTTTCCTAACCGAAAAATTTTATCGGCGCTATAAAGATTGTCCTGAAATTGAACAGAAAACAAGCCGCCCTTATATCCGGGTTGGTGTCCTAATTGATGGCGTTCTGTGGGCAATCCCCATGCGCTCCAATATTAACCATGAGCATACGATCTGGACAGATAAGGCCAATAAATGCGGCATTGACTTCACAAAGGCTGTTGTGATTGACAACCCAGCCGAATATATTTCTTCGATTAAACCGCACATCCGCCCGAATGAATTTGAAGTATTGAAAAGCATAAACAGCTATACCATAGAGCAGAAAATGCGGCAATACATCAAGAAATACAAAAAAGCGAAGCAGCACATAAACATTTCCAGAAACAGGAATATTGTGAAGTTCTCCACCCTGCAATACTTTGAAGATTACATATAAGCACACCACGCCCCCGGTTATCAGGCCGGGGGCGTTGCTCTATGTGATTATGGTGATTCCTGCCTTTTCCAGCATTGCCCGCTTTTCCTCCGGGGACATTGAAGCAACACGGGCGGCAACTCTCCGGGTCATTGCGTCCGCTTCTTCCTCGAAGGCCTGTTCCTTCCGCCGCTTGCGTTCGTATTCTTCCCGGCGCTCCTGTTTCAGTATGTATTGCTCCTGTATGGAGCTGCCGGACAACCTGAATGCCCCCAGCCCCGTACCGCGGTACATATCAAAGTCAAGAAAGCGATGCAGGGTTTTGGACTTGCGCAGTTCCCGGATTCCCTTGTTTTCCATCTGCCGCGTTCGCTCCGGGCTTTTGCCCATGACCTCCCCGACAGCAGATAGCGTCATATCGCCCCAATACCGCAAGCGTAATACCTGCGCATTATCCGGGGAAAGTTCGCTTATAGCGCCTTCTATGGCCTTATGGAGCTGCTCGTGGTATACAGATTCTTCCACGTTCTCTATTGCATCTGCCGCCCTGCTGTCTGGGACAAGTTCGCCCAGAGTGCCGCCGTCCGGCTCGTCAGGCTGTACAGGCCGGTCAAGGCTCGCAGCGGTA